GTTGCAACGTGCTACGACTTGCGTCCTTCAATGCAGTCTTACATGTCGGGGTTTGTCACCAACATCTTCGCACCCGCAAAATGTTATGATAACGATGCGGCGGGCGTGAAAGGAAGGGTAGAAAACATCAATGCCGCGCTTCGCGGTGAGGGGCCCACCGACCGTGGTGTCCATCTCGCGCAGAAGTATGCGATTCGTTTCGCTCGGCTGGTGTGCGGGGCTGAGGCTGGCACCGGTGTGCCAGTGCCGTTTGCGGACGTCGAGTCCGTCCAGACGAGTGCGACTCAGCGCGGGATCAATTACCGCGCGTTCATTTCTGAGCCGCCCAGCGACCCGCCTGCCCTCAAGACCTTCCAGAAAGCGGAGGCCGGTGTCAGTATTACTGTACCGCGCATCATTACCCCTCTTGAACCCGAGCATAAGGCGGAGTCTTCAGCATTCATGTACGCTTTTACGCGTTTGCTTTCACGTCATGTTTGGTGTTCGATTGGCAAAGATCCAAGCAAAATATCTAAACGCACTGCGGATATTTGTGCCGCTGCCCCGTTTGTCCTCTTGACTGACTATTCTCGTTTTGACGGTCGTTACAATACTCTATGTTCATACGTGGAGGAGATCGTCTACAAGATGTTTTTCAATGTCATTTACTGGGCTCGCCTGAACAAAATGTGGGCGAATGAGCGGTTCCGCACTGCGTGGACTACCTTCTGTTACAAATACTGCACCGGTGACTCACGTCTTTCCGGTGCGGCGCGCACCGCCGCTGGCAACTCGTTGTTCAACGCATTCATCATGTTCGTCGTTCTTTGCGAATATCTTGATATGTCGGACGAGCAAGCCTTCAGCGCGCTGGGGGAGTTCATGGGGGATGACGGCGTCAGCGCCGATGCCCCCAAGGAGCACGTCGATGCCGTGGCGCTGGCGTTCGGGCTGAAGCTCGACGCTGTTGTAGTGCCGCGAGGTCAGCTCGGCGTGGCGTACTTGTCTAGGCAGTTCACGCGTGCCGTTTGGGGTGGCGACCCCAACAGCATGTGTGACCCGTCGCGTGCCCTGGCGAAGCTCACTGTAGCCAAGCCGGGTATCCCGATTGGATCAGAGGCCAAACTTCGTGAGAAGCTGGTCTCTCTGCGTGCCTCTGATGCGCAGACTCCGGTCATTGGTCAGCTAGTGCGCAAGGCGCAGCGCTGGATTGATCTTGCCCGGGAGCACAATGACTTGTACGGCCTCCGCTCGTATTATCACACTTACATCGTCGAAAACCAGTTCCCGAATCATGCGTGCGACGATTTTGATGACATATTCGAGTTGAGCCTGCCTACATTTTCCCGACGCTGTTTTGATGAGTGGCTAGACAGCGTCACGACACTTGGCGAGTTTATGGACCCGCCTGCGTTCATGCCACAGGACGCTGCTAAGGCACCGGAGGGAGCCGTTCTTACCGACGAGGTGTTGTCGTCTGAGCTCAGTTCGTCTGAGTCTGATGATGGCACCAGTTCCGCCGGGACAGACAGTTACGGGTCATGGGAGCCTGGGAGGTGGCATGAGGACGAGGTCCGAATTGCCGCCGAACAGAAGCGACCACGTGTCCGCAACTGGAACGGCCCTGCCGATGGCTTAGAATACGACACGTCATATGAATAGTGGCAGTGCCGGTTTCATTGCGCATCTGCGCCTTTTGAGATACCGCGGAGAAGCACCGCGGATTGTTTTTGAAACCCGTTCCCCTACGATAGTGGGCGATTACCATTTTACATCTTGCATGTCGCATGTTCACAAATCAACTGACAAACCCAAACAGCCTAAGGCTGCCAAGCAACATAAGGCCGCTTCCACCATTAACCACAAGCTACGGACAAATGTCTCAAAGCGCTCTACGCGCGCAGACGCCGCAGCCGGTGGTGGAAACCCCTTCCTTGCTACCCTGCTCGACCCGATCAAGTACAAAGGCATTGGCATTCCGGATGCATCCACATTGCCTTCTGTCAAGTTTCAGACCGAGCTTCGCCAGACCTACCAAACCGACGCCAGCGGCAACCTCGTCATCTGCGCAGCCCCAACTCTCGACAACGGGATTCTTCGACTTGGGACAAACGCAACCACCTATGTGACGATGGAGGCCGCCGCAGCGGGCACGGACCTGTCGGGGGACGGGTTCAATGCCGCCGGCTACAGTCCGGCTTCGGTTGGGGCGATTCTTCCTTTGACCAACACCAAGCAGATCCAGGCCAACCTCGCCTCCGTCCGCCCTGTTTCGATGTGCGTTCAGCACATCCCCATTCAGGCCGCGTTGACGAGTCAAGGCCTGGTTTCCATGGGCGTCTTGCCTCGCGAGGCGCTCCCTTGCATTCCTTCGCCGCCGTCTCAGTTTGCGGCGAATCAAGGTATTGAACAAGTTATTGGCACGCAGTCGGGCAACCAGCTGGTGAGCCAAATCGTGAGCTTGCCCCAGCTCACGACGTTCAACGCCACGAATGAGGGGCAGTGCGTGTGGTCACAGCAGGACCCACAAGACTACGTCTACCGCCCCGTTGCTGTTCCCGGCAGCAACGGAAACGTGCCCGAGCTTGCTTTCACACAGTGGAAGCTTGTCCAGTTCACCAACGCGGCGACTGGAAAACTCGATCAGTACTGGATGCCCATGCAGTTCGTCGCGGGACTCGACATGGGTGCTGGTGCCAACAGCGGCAATCAGTTTGGCCTTAGCACATCTCTACCCTACGTTATGATCGCCTACACAGGTTTGGCCGCTAGTTCGAAAGTGGAGCTTGCCTTCACGATCAACTGGGAGGGTCTTTCCGACACGGGCGACATCCTTTGGGCGAGTGAGCCGACCCCGAACAACCCTCTCAAGATGGCCATGGCCGAGAATGTCATGTCCATCCTGCCAAAGGTTTCTGTCCCCACGCTTCCGGGCGTGGAAGGTACAGCGCCGTTGGCGGCGCTCGCCGGCCATGCCGCGCAAGCGTCTGTGACACCTGAAGGGGAAAAGTTCTGGGGCCGGGTCAAACACGCAACCGGCGGCGCTCTTCGCGCCGCCGCCCCTGCACTTGCCGTCATCCCTGGCATGGGCGCTGCGCTGAGCGCGGGCGCTGCCATGATTGGCGCCATCCTAGACTGAATTTTCAACCTGCGGCTGTGCCGCACGGAGTCCCTTACCCGTTAGATTTGGGAAACTAACCTAAAC